TATGTCGCCTTTGGGTCCAGCAGGTCCAGCAGGTCCAGCAGGTCCAACAGGTCCAGCAGGTCCGGTTGCGCCAGCGGGTCCAATATCGCCCTTGTCGCCTTTGGGTCCAGCAGGTCCAGTTGCGCCAGCGGGCCCAATATCGCCCTTGTCGCCCTTGTCGCCTTCGATACCTTGTATGCCTTGGGGACCAATCCCCCCTGTGTCGCCCTTCGACCCCTGCTGCCCAGCATCCCCGGTGTCGCCTTTCGGGCCAGTTGCACCAGTCAACCCAGCGGGTCCAATCGGACCTTGCGGCCCAAGGATTGAACCGGACACTGTGATGGCCTGGCCCAGGTTCGTGTGGATGATGAGAGACGTGCCCTGCACCTCGGCTGACGCTATCGTTTCCCCGTCTACGCCCGGCGGCCCCTGTTCAGCAACAGACAGCAACTCGTACTCAGTGACATCTGCCGCGAGTACAAAGTCGCCATCGTCAACGACGAGCGTCTCGACAACAGGTACCTCAAGGACTTCCTGCGTGTCAGACACGGGTCACCTCTGGCGATACGGATACGGAGCCGTACATGAGTCTACGGACTTCGCCGTTGGGGAATTCAACCTCGAGGTCGTACACGCCTGTCGACCATGTGAACAAGGTAGTTGCCTCATCGCTGATGTAAATTTCGATCGTCCCGGCGACGCCGCCAAGCGTGATGCCGCCATTCGCTGTCGTCAGCGTAACGAGGACGGTGGGGGACTTCAGTTCTGAACGGATGTGGGCGCGCGCTGTGCAGCCAGTCAGATCGACGGGCACATACGACGTTCCGACTTTCCACGTTGCCGACTTGCGGAACGTAGCGCCCTGGTCAATCTTGAGTGGTACTTTAAATGCCGCCATAAATCACCGTCCCTACTGCCCGGCGGGCGCGTTCCTGTTCCTTCATGGCCTTGAAGCAGTATTCCTCGAACTTGGCCTTGTAGTCGTCGCTCTTGCGCTTGTTGAACATCTCGACGTCATGGTTGTCATACGCCAGGTGCTTTACCCACAGCAGGAGGTGCCGATGGTGCTGCTCGTCGATCTCCAGCTCCTGATCACCAGAATCTGTAATAGAGCTTAGGGGGTAGCGGAAGACACGGAGCTCGACGTCCACGGTCTCGTTCGGCTTGGGCCAGGCGCGCAGGTAGTTCTTGTCGAGGCCGGCGACCAAATACTTGATCGAGCCTTCTTTGCCATCGAAGTAGATGCCCAGTTGGGACACCTTCTCCGCGTTGATGATCGGGATTGGGAGGCCGTTGTCGAGGCGGTTGGCCTCCCGGACTTTCAGGATGAGTTTCGACGTGGGGTACCACTCAGTCGAAGGGACAACCGCGAGACGAGTAACCTCGGCGGTGCGGCTGTCTTCGATACCCTCTGTCAACCGACAGAACCATTTCTGCGCATCATCGAGGTAGGAGTACAGAGCAGCGTCGTCGATTAAGTACGGCTGCTCCGTGTCCCGCATCTCTTTGCGGTACAGGTCAATGAGTTCTGTCGAGTTCATCCCGCTTACTCTTCAGTTTTTGTTTTGAACTCGATCCACATGAGGTCGCGCTCTTTGTTCGACACCTGCCAACCAAGTTCCTTGGCCAGTGCCTTGGGGTGGGGGTAACCACCAGCTGTGAAGTCCTCGCGCTTACCGCGCAGTGACAGAGCCTCGAACGCGGCGAACATGGCAGCTCGTCGTGTCACAGGGTCCGTGGGCTCTTCCACGCCTTCTGTCTTGGGGGGGTCCAGGTCAATCTCTGTCTCCGGTGCGCCGCCGACGGCCAGGACTTCCTGGTACATCTCGGAGGGCACATGAGTGGGTACGCCCTTATCGAAGAAGATGACGTGCCCGAACTTCGATGAGACGGTGCGCGCGCGGTTGAATACGAATTTCATTCACAGCTCCTTGCTATTTATGCGAAAGGGGCCGAAGCCCCTTTCAGTTGGCTACCCTTAGACAGGGTAGGTTTCCATCGCACGTCCGTCGACGGTGAACATCACGCGGATGCGCACCTTACCGGCTGTGGCGCCCGCAGCGGTCAGGCCAGCAGTGGTCAAGCGCAGGTTGGTACCGGCATTGGCTACCAGAGGCGCAGTCAGCGTCAGGGCTGTACGGCTATCGGCGGTGGCTGTGTCCAAGTCCATGGCGTTGACCAGAGCAGTGGTGTTGCCGGCATTGCCCAGGGACAGAGTGGCCCCCGCACCGATGCCGACGAAGGCGGTCTCGACGATCACTTCGCCGCCGACGATGGTCGCGCCCTGGGGCAGGTTGATCGCGTCGAACACCAGACCGGTAGGAGCGGTCAGGCCAGTGACGGAGCCAGAGGGGTCAGCCAGGGCTGTGGAAGAGCCGAAGGTCTTCTTCACCAGATCGACGCTGTCAATGACATAGTCGTTGAAGTTGAAGACGAACTCGGATACGAGAGGGTACTGTGCAGTACGTGAGGCGTTGAGTTTTGCCATGATGTGTGGTCCTTAAAGTACAGGGCCGAAGCCCTGGTTCATCACTGAGCGACGTAGGCGCTGATCACGCCGAAGTCTTCAACCGAGCCGTTCTCGTAGATGTTGCCGAATTTAGGCTTCAGGAAGCCCAAAATCTTGCCCACCGAGATACCTTGCTGGTTGTCGTAGTCGAAGCCCTTTTCGCTCCACTCGGGCGCGCCGATGTCGGCCATACCCAGTGCTTGCGAACCGCAGAACAGAACCTGGCAGCCGTCCACATCGCCGGCGCCGCCCCACTTCGAGCCAGTCGCTGCGCCTACGGTGTTGTAGACGTGGCGGAACTCGTGCAGGTAGATGCCGTCGATCTTCACGCTGGAGCCAGAGAACAGGGCGTCGTTCTTGTCCTTGGCCTGGCTGTGGCGCAGGTTGAGCAAGTACGTCTGGTCCAGCTTCAAGCGGGCCATGGCTGCGGGTGTCAGGAATGCGTGGAATGTTTCCTCGCCGCCCTCGCCGCCCACACCGCGGATGTACCGCTCTTTGGCGTAAGCCTTGAGCTGCACGAACAGCTCCCACATGGGGGTGTCGGCAGTGGTCAAGTTGCTAGAGACGCCAGCAGCGCCGGTAACCAGGGACTTTGTGGTGCCGTTCCAGCGAACGCGACGAGCGGTCGAGGGGGCAGCCACGTCTTGTGCGAACTCCAGGAACTGCAGGTCGGAACCCACGCGGTTCGCACCGTTGTTCTTCTTGGCGTACGACACACCAGACAAGGTCAGGAAAGCCATCTGGTCGATGCGGTCGGCCAGCCAGTAGGACAAGACGTCCTTAGAGTTGCCACGGAAATCGACGACAGACTTCTGGTCGGCCATCTTACCTTCGTGGCGGTTCGCATGACGCAGCTGGTCAATGCGGATCACCTGATCGAAGGTCTGCATGGCTTCTTCGTTGCCTTCCAGCGTACGGTCACCCGCAACGCCGTCGCCGGTCAAGTCAGCCAGCAATGTGATCACAGCACGAGCGCCCTTTTCGGACTTCTTCAGTTCAGTGATGTGCTGAACCATGCTGTTTGGGTCCTTGCCCAAGAATTTGTTGATGAATGACTGGTTACGAGCTTGCTTCCACAAGTCCATGGACCAGATGGTCTTCTGTTCGCCTGTCAGCAGGCCAAAGTTGGTCAATGCCATGGTGGCACCTCCTTTAGAGAATAGAGATCAGATGTATGCCTTGCGGCCTCTTTGCCGATGTCTCGTCTCGACCAACGAAGTCGGAAGCTGCTGTCGGGAGCTTGCCTTGACCGATGCTCGAATGATACTCGAATTTAGACGATAGATAAAAAAGCCCAGACTGTTAGGTCTGGGCAAACACGGACTCGCACCGTGCAAGGAGACAACCGGGAGAAAGTTGTCTCAGAGGGTTCGGTACAGATCGGGTTACTGGCAGGCCATGCCGATTGTTTTCATGGGTTACTCCACAATCTGCCAGTCTTCGGCCAGCATGTCGGTTTGACTTGCAAGCCAACCTATCAGGATGCCAACACGTCCATGGACGTTCGTTGTCTTCATGGTAATACTCGGGAGCACGATGGCGGTGCCGCCGTTATCGCGGGCAAACTGGGCGTTGTGTGGGGACCAGAAGTTTTCAGCGGCGACTTCGCGCTCACCGTCACACGATAGAGACAGCCACATGCCTTTCCCATTCCATCCAGCGCGGGAAACACGCTTGCCCAACTTCAGAGCATCGATGGCCTTGCCGAAGCTCATGTTCGTGGTTGCTTGTTCGTGGAGCTTGCTGCGCAGCTCATAACCAATAAGGGGCCACATCTTATCCACTGCACTGGCACGAGCAATCTTTCGGCCCACTTCAGCGTCGAAGTTTTCCGGGCTGGCGCAGGCTGACTCACCTGTGACGGTAAAGCCGTTGCGCAGCACCAGGACGCAGAAGGTCAGGAGCTCTAGCGGTGGTGGCACTGCACCAGTGAAGCACTGAACTGATCCTTGCTGCCCTTCCTTTGCTGTGAAATAGTGCTCGCTGGCAATGTTCGCCTCAATGTCAGCGGGCGTGATGCGGGGTGCGGTCAGCCCTTTGGCCTGAATCTCTTTTTCAATTTGGTTGTTGGTCATGTTGGTTCTCCTCATACTATATCGCCGCGCATCTTTGCCAGCTGCTCTTCACCCAGCTTGGCGAAGTCATCCTGGCTCATGGACATGATGTCCTTCGGCGTGATCTTGCCAGCCTTGTCGCTGTCCATGCCAACGTCACGTGTGGACGGGGGCGTGCGCTTCAGAGCGTCGAGGGTCTTCGCCACGGCGGCCTTCTTGCGTTCGACGGCCACGTCCTTCGAGTTCACCCGTGGGGCGACTTCTGTGGCGGTCTTCTGGGTGCGGTCTTCCTGGCCCAGCAGCTTCTTCACAGCCTTCTGCAGCGCCACAGTGGGCGTGTCGCCACGACCCATGTACACCTGCTTCAGGTCTGCAACGTCATTGACAATATCCTCGTCGTACTCGTCCGACTTGTCGTTCAGCTCGGGGTACGCCTCTTCGATGCGATCCAGGGCAATGTCATAGCGGGCCTGCTCGACCGCACGGGAGGCGATCACGTTGGCGCGGAGATCAGACTTGTGCTCGACGATGGCGCGCTCAGTCTGGCGAATCTTCGACATCAGGGCAGTGGCCTTTTCGACCTCACCGTCGGCCAGGAACGTGTTGTACTCGCGCTCCATCTTGATCAGGTCGTCTTCAGCCCGGGTCAGCTGCTCGTTCGTCTGCTCAACGCGCTGACTGTTCTGGTACTGGGCCAGCTGCTTCTCAAGGTTCTCGCGCTGAGCGCGTTCCTTGGCCAGAATCTCTTTGTGGCGGTTCAGAGGGATGCGTGAGTCCTTCTTGGCCTTTGTCGACTGGTCGTCCGCGTCTTCGGCCTCTTCTTCAGCCTCGTCCTTGGCTGCAGCTTTCGACGCGGCCTTTGGTCCAGGCTTCACCTCGCCATCGGGATTGTCCGGGTCGATGTCGTCATCTGTGGCGGGCCACTCATCGCCACGGTCGACGGCGTCGGTACCACCAGCGTCGGAACCATCGTCACCGGCGGGGCGCATAAGGCGGAAGAACTTATTGCTGATCATTTAGGAACTCCTTGCTTCTGTGGTTGAATTGCGGCCTTTGCGGCCTGTTGTGCTGCCTGAACGCGCTGGTGTTCGCGCTTCCGGGCCATGTCTTCAGCTTTGAGCTGGAAGTCCATGTCTTGCGAGCGTTTCTTCAGCTGGAAGTCCATCATCTTCAGCTGGGTATCACGCTGGAACTCTCGTTCTTTGATCGCGGCCTCGTGCTCTGCCGTCTGAGCGTTCACGTTGGCCTCGGCCATCTCTGCCTGACCAGAACCGTCGGACCCGCCTTGGGCCGCGATCCGGGTGTTGACCATGGTCTCCTGGGTCCTGGCCTGCTTGAGGCCAGCGTCGGCATGCTTTGCTGCCGCCTCGCCCTCTGCGCGGGAGACTTCTGCCTCCTGAGAGCGGCGCTGCAGTTCCGCCTGGGCCTTAGCCTCGGCGCTGTCCTGATCGCCCTTCATGAGCTTGATGATCTCGGACTTGTGCTGCAGGCGGCTACTGTCGACCAACACCTCGTCGGGGATTTGGACCCCAGCTTCGCGCAAGGCCATCGCCTGCTCAAACTGGCTGTCCTCCATCGTCTCGCGCATAGGCACGGAGCTGACGACGACGGAATACTCGCCCAGAGTCAGGTCGTTGGCGATCGCGCCTTCGGGCGTGGCCTGGTTAACTGCGACGTCTTCTGTCTCGCCGGTCGTGGCGTTCTTCGTGATCGTGATCAGGCGCTCTTCGGTGTAGAACTCCTGGACGAGGTCCAGGATGTTCCGAGCGACCAGACAATCAGTGCGTGTCAGGCTGTCAAGGGGTTTGACGAGGTTCGTGCTGCCCGCCTGGCGCTTCGTCTGGATCGCCTTGGCGGCCACATCGGCGCGGTCCATGCCCTGCATGGAGTCGCTGATGCCGGAAATCGTCTTGATGTTCTCCTCGGCCTTGTAGGACATCCGGTCCAG